GGGTTCTTTCTTGAACTAACTACCACAAAAATTGACGGCCCGTTAACTGGTTCTGATGTGGATTCATCTCCATCTAATCCTTGATGCTTTGCAGACACGGGCCAAGATCCACAAGCGGGGGATTAAAAAATCATTTACTGACAAGACTCACAGACTTCTCCATCACATCCACCAGTACGAACTGGGAGCGGCTCGTTGAAATCATCATCGTCTTCTTCAGCAAGGGTAATTGGTTCAGTAATCATAAATTGGTTTCTAGGTCGTTAACGTAATGAAGGAGATCACCCACGATAACTTTTTGTTCCTTTGTGAACTGCTCTTGTTTCAAGCGTTCAAGGAAACTAGGGATCTTACTTTGTATGATCGTCGGAATGCATCCAGTCATCGATAGACTTAGCATGATCATTGTAAGAGCGGCGAAGAAGTTCTTCTTCATACTGATGATAGAGATGGAAAAGCAAGTCCCCTAGCTTAGGGAAAACACACAATACCTTTACTAGGAGACTTGCTAACACCATAACACAAACAAACAGAGATTATTTATCTTTCGCCTTACCGACATTCAATGCCAGAAGATCAAGAATCTTATAGCCCCACTTAACAAACCCGTCGTCCGTAGGAGTAGGAGTAAGAGCAGCAATAAGAGAGGCCGTGGTCACAACAGCGGTGAGAACCTGAATGAGATCTGAAGCGTTGTCTAGAAAATATTTAATAATTTGCATAATTTTTACAGGCGTGAGATTCCTACTCGTTTTTCAACTTGAGCGCGATAAGCTGGATCTTTGGCGTACCTAGGATCTTTCATTGCGTCAACCATCTGAGCATTGGAGTTAAATGGAGTGATACCAGCACCCGCAACTTGGCCTTGCATAAGTTTCACGGGAGAACCACCGTCTGACAAGAAGCGAGCATAGAGACCCTTGATTGCCATCTTAGCTGTGTCAGCATCGTTGGATTCAACCACACGGTTAAAGGTAGCAAGCTCGGAGTCCGTAAGGGAACCAGAAGCCCACTCAGTCATCGCTGCATAGTTATCCTTACCGCCAACCTCATTCATAATGGCATTGGTGTTAGCCTCTTGAGAAGCCTTGTAGCCATCAACGTAGGTCTTAACAAGCTCACGGGAAATACCGTTCTTTTCAAGGGCAGCATAGGATGCCTCTGTGAGATCTCCGCGTTCAGCATACTCAGCACTTGCCGAATTCAACGCATCACCAACACGAGTTTGGACAGCAGATGTATCTAGCTTTACTTGTGACTTTTCTTCTTCACGGTTCTTATTGTGAAATTCCTTTTCCAGATTGGCATACGCCTTAGCGAGTTCCGCTGGAGATTCAAACTTCTCGGGCAACCACTCAGGACGATCATCACTTGGAGTATCCTCATTGGTTGCTTGTTCTTCTTGAGCTTGTGGTTGTTCCCCTCGTGCTTGATCCATCAAAGCGGATTGTTGCTCAAGGGTCATTTGCTCGCGAGCCGTAGGTTCGTTAATCGAGATCGAGTGTAATTCAGCCATAATAATTGTTATTGTTGTTCCTGTTGGGCAGCATCGAGTTGCTGTTGCTCTGGACTATTAGCTTGTTTATACTGGTCACTCAAGGCTTTAATTCCAGAAGGCCCAAGTTTCTCACTCATTTGAGATGCCATCTGTTGTTGAGCTTCTTGTGCTAATTGTTCCTGTGTCTTAATAAGCCCCATTGTCTTGATACCTAGAGCAGTAGCGCGACGCTTGAAGTACTCTTGTACGTTAACAAACTGAGCCACTGCTTGTGGGCCTACGACCTGAGCAGCACCTGCAAGGAACTGGTCAAGCTTGTTAAGATCATTGCCACGACCAAGGGCTTCAACACCCGTGACAATCACAGGCTGCACAAGGTTCTTAGGAAGCTTAGGAAGTTTCTTAGACTTCGACATGACGTACATCAACCGTTCAATCAATGGAAGCTGAAGCTCGTTTGAAAGAAGCGAATAGAGTCCACCAAGGGAGCTTTCAAGTTCCTGAGACAACATACGGATCTCCTCAGCGGTAACACGTTCAGCACTGCGGACAACACCAGAGGTAAGCAAGAAAGCAGCACCAAGTCGATCTCTGATGCCATCCATTGTCATCTGGGCGACCTTGAAGTCGTTGAACTTATTGACTTGTAGAGTCGTTACATCCGCAGCATTACCTTGGACGATTGCACCATTAGGGCTATCAGCAAGTGTACGGGCGCGAGTAGTGCCATTAGGAGATACAAGGAAAAGAACTTTGGCAGCAGCAGCCGATCCTTCAACGATTGCTCGTGTAAGAGCTTCTAGGGACTGAACGTCACCAAGGTATTCTTCAACATACCCACGACCATAGGACTCTCCATCGATGCGGGAGAACCTGAGGGGAATATAAGGACAACGATCAATAGGAAGTTCCCCACCAGTTTTAGGAAGAACAACACCATTGATATCCTGAGTGATCTTCCACATATTGTCATCACGACGAATACTGGTATAGAGATTAACATCTCCTTCCATTGCCTCATTCTCGGAAGCACCATGGGTCTCAAGAAGCTCGTGGATCTCAGGATCAAGAGCCTTACGAGAAATGGTTTCCTTTGTTGCAATAGTCAGTACGTTACCCATTGGATCACGTTCAATGACAAATCGATTAAGATTGAACACACGGAGTCCACCTTCATCTGGCATATACAGGAGAGCGTTTCCGGCGATGATGAGATGCTTCAATGCCTCATGGAGTGCTACTCGGTACGCTTCTTTAGCGATCTCACTCATCACCAGATCTTCAACACGCTGAAGAGAATTCTCGATCTCACTAAGGACTTCCTCAGGAGTTCCATTTTTAGCAAGTTCAGCAGTGTCTGCTTGTAGACGAAAGAACGGAGCGTTGGGTGGTAGGAGTGCTAACAGTAATTTACTGGCGAGGTTATTTACTCCTCTAGCACCAACGCTCTGAAAGGGGGTATCAAGGCGACTATGTGGCCCAAAGGATTCCTCTGGTAGCACATAGGGCAATGTAAGTTTCGACGAAGTACGACCTCGATCCAAATAGGAATATCGAAGTCCTTCAAGTCGTGAATAAGTTTGTTGAGCTGTCATCATTTAGTTTTCACTTTTACTTTGCCAGAGTGTAACTCTTTGAGAAGCTTTTTCTTTTGCGGGATTGAAAGGGGAGTTCCTTTGGAAAGAAGATAACCAACTTGAGCTTTACTCTTAACAGTTGTTTTAGCTTTAGCAGCCATCTTTTTTACTTCCCTTCTTTTTATCTTTGCAACCTTTGCATGATACTTTTCCGCAGTTTTTGCATTTCACTTTCGCGTCAATTGTAAGTTTCATAATAATGGTTATGCCCAAAAGACACTTGGAACGTCTGGGTTAAATTCTGGTCTTGGGATAGTAATCTCAGTTCCATCTGCCTCATCAGTTACAGTCCACTCACTACACCAATAGATGAATTGATCGGCACCTTCTGGGATCTCAATGTGCGAGTAGTCGCGATATAAAATCCAGTAGTCGGAATCGTTGTGTGGGCCAATCTCCAAAAGGCAATGATTGTGGGTAGCAGTGGATGCCTGCCATTCACCATCTTCATTCTGGGTAGCAAGACCAGTAGCTGAACCAAATTGGATAGCAACTTCTTTCGACGGGAACTTTAATAGGTAGTCAATCATGTGGTGATGCTTTGAAGTTTAGTATTAGGAAGGCGTTTCTTATAGAATCTTACAGATGAAATATGTCCTGCTGGCTGATTTGCTGTAGCACCATAATAGATTCCTAATGTTGTTGGTGGATTCAGTGCTGACGCAGCGGTACTTCCTAATGTTCCATTTAAACACAATAAATGATTAGTCCCAGACGTATATGCAGCAGCAATTTTATAATTATTTCCCCCAACAAATCCACTTATAGTTGCTGTAGATGAGCCGGATGTCTGATCTCGGTAAGAAATAGTACCTGTAGGTATTCCGGTAGTACTAGATGATCCAATTTCAATAGTCGGAGAACCCATAGTAACCTCTCCTAGAATTCTAGCAAAATTATTTGATCTATAAATATTTCCTGTTACAAGATAAGTTCCTTCTGAATTATTATAAAAGCTAGTAAAGCTGCTACCAGTAATCGAGCAAACATCAGCAGAACGAACAAGCGATGAAGTAGTTGTTGGGATGTAGCTTGTTTGGAATACTCCAATTTCAAGCTGAGCAAAAACAACTGATCCTGTAA